CGAAATGCGTATATAGATAGGAACGCATCTATTGGATAAAAAATAAAATTATGAGTAAAGAATTACCGGTTTACAAGTTAGATATTTCGGAGAACGTAGATAGCGTTCAAGAGGTTGATGCGGTTGCGTTAGTGGACGTGCCCGCCATTGGTGTTCCTTTCTACGCATTCAATGAGCAGAAATTTGAAAGCTATAGCGATTATCCTAAGCAGGCAAGCGAGAATGCTAAGATAGCTTTGAGATGGGCTGAAGAGAACGGTTGGGGCGATTGCGGTACGGTGGTCGGTAAGCAAAGGGCGAACCAATTAGCAAAAGGCGAAGCCATAAGCAGGGATACCATTGCACGAATGGCAGCCTTTGAGAGGCATAGGCAAAATTCAGATAAGGAGCTGGGCGACGGTTGTGGGCGGCTTATGTGGCTTGCGTGGGGCGGTGATGCCGGGATAAAATGGGCACAAAGAAAACTGGAGCAAATAGATAGGGAAAAGATGCAAGCCTTTGCAGTTATCAATGAAGAGGAGCGCATTGTGGTGGGCCCCGCAATGATACCGGATAAAAGGATTTTCAGACGTGATGAAGATGGCACGGAATACGAGGTATTTTTCACAAAGGGAACTATCCGCATCATTGCTGAAAAGTTTTTTAAAAAGGGCTTTCAGAATAACGGCAATGAGATGCACAATCCTAACAAACCCGTGGATATGGTTTTCTTTCAATCGTGGATAGCAGATGAAAGCAAAGGCATCCCGAAAATGAAGCAATTCGAAGACCTCCCGGATGGCACTTGGTTTTTAGGTGCGAAGGTTAATTCAGACGATGCGTGGGCAAAGGTGAAAGACGGCACATTCAAAGGATTTAGCGTGGAGGGTATGTTCGATATGCTTCCGGTTAAAATGTCGGATCATGTGGCGGCAAAGGATATAATTGACAAACTGAAAGAGCTTTTGATAAATATTTAATCACAATTAAACCAAACAAATGAAAATTCTCGTTTTAACGCAATCCTTCAGCGGTTGCGGTTACCATCGGTTGATGCTTCCGGTATCAATGATGAAAAAGGAAAAGGCACGAATAACCGATACCATCCCGGAGGAGTTCGATTACGACATTGTAAACATAAACAGGATTTGGGCAAAGGATGATATTTTCGAACTCCGCAAAAAGCACGGTTTTAAATTGGTAGTTGATGTTGATGACTTTTGGATTTTGGATAACTACCATTTAGACTTCGATACCTACAATAAACATAATGTTGATGTAAAAATTGTAAGTCATTTAAAGGAAGCGGATTTAGTTACCTGTACTCATGAGCGGTTAGCGGAAAAGGTTTATTACCATAACAAAAATGTGGAAATTTTACCGAATGCTATTCCGTACGGTCAAAACCAATTCACGAATGAGCGAAACCCATCGGATGCGGTTAGGTTATTTTGGGCGGGCGGCATATCGCATGAGAATGATTTAAAGATACTAAAGCCTGTAATGAAAAAGGTTTTGAATAGCGATTTAAAGGATAAAATCAAAATGGTTTTGGGCGGATATTCAGATAGCAATCCAACAGAGGAATATTATTGGAAAAGAATGGCGGCGCACTTTACGGCGGATGCTTTGCTGCCAAACATGGCATATCGGGGGCTTCCGGTGTTCGAATATTATCAGATGTATTTAGAAAGCGATATTAAGTTAATCCCGCTCCGCAAAACGCAGTTTAATGGCTATAAAAGCAATTTAAAGATACTGGAGGCGGCGGGCAAAGGTATCCCGGTCATTGCTTCAAAGGTCAATCCTTATTTAGATTTTCCCGAAGATATTGTCTTTTATGAAAACTGGAATGAGAATATCCGTACCCTTGTTGAAAACGAAGATTTGAGGAAAGAAAAAGGCAAAATGCTTTTTGAGTATTGCGCTAAAAATTATAACTTTGAGGCAATCAATCAAAAAAGGTTTGATTTGTTTAATCGCCTAATAAATTGAGTTTGTTTGTTGCAATATCGACCTCCGTTTTTACGGGGGTTTTTTTATGCCTTTCATTGGGGAAAGTCCTATTTTTTACGGTATCGGTATATATTGGATATGAATCCGATCGAATTATTACAAAAAGTTAAAGCGCTGGTATTTGAAGAGCAAATGCCCGCAGCCCCTGCGGTTGAGCCTACTGCTCCCGAAAAGAAAGAATTTGGCGGTTATATGCTTAAAGATGGCACGGAAGTTTACATCGACAAATTAGAGGTTGGAGGTGTGGTTTCTGTTGAAAAGGAAACTATGGCACCTGCTCCCGCCGGTGAACATACCTTAGCCGATGGAACGGTTATCGTAGTTGGCGAAGGTGGTGTAATTAGCGAAATCAAACCCGCTGCCACTCCCGAAGCCGAAGCACCCGCCGAAGCCGAAGATATGGGCAAAAAGTACGATGAAAAATTTGCCGCTTACGATGCTAAATTTTCAGCATTAGAAACTGAAAACGTGAATTTAAAAGCTGCTTTTGCTAAGTCCGAAGAAGCTATTAAAGGGCTGTTTGAGTTAGTTGAAAAGCTTGTAAAAGAGCCTACAACTGAACCCAGTGAGCCCGTAAAAAGCGGTTTCAAATTTGGTAAGCAGATTGAAAGCAAAGAAGAAAAATTAAATAGTATTATTAACCTTTTTAAACAATAAGTAAAAATGGCATACAATGTAACGGGCTTAGCCGCATATACTAAGCAAAACGTAGACCTGCTGGTTAAGAACTCAGTTTTTGAAGCCAGAACACAGCAAGAAATCCTGAAAATGGGTAATGTTCGCGTAGGTGTTAAATCTTCTGAAGCAATCGGTCGTATGGATACCGATGTGTTTTTTCAGGATGATAGCGCTTGCGGGTTTAACGCTTCGGGCGTCACGACCTTTACTCAGCGCAGTTTAGTGGTCGGCAAAGTGAAGATAAACGAAATCCTTTGCGATAAGGACCTAGAGCCGTACTACCTCCAACAATCTTTAAAGGCCGGGGGTGAGTACACTACTGCTGCCTTCGCTGCTGATTATACAGACCAAAAAGCTAAAAAAATCGCTGAAGCTCTTGAGGTTGCTTTGTGGACTGCTAATAGCACTGGTTCAGCAGGTACTAACGGACTTTTAAATAAGTTCGACGGTATCAAAACCTTAATCACTGCCGCTGGTGGTTCAGTTGTAAATGCAAACACAACTGGATTCTACGGTACGCCTGCAACTGGGATAACTTCTACAACAATTGCAAAGAACGCAATCAATGCAGTTATTAAAGGGTTACCTGCTAAAATCAAAGGTAAAGATGATGTTCGTATATTCTGCGGATGGGATGTATTCGCTTATTTAATTCAGGCTTATGTGGATGCTAACTTGTTCCACTTTGCACCTGATGCGAAGATTGACGATAACAGCGCTGCATTTACCGTTCCGGGTACATCTTACAAAGTAATCCCTGTTCACGGTTTAGATGGCACTGATGACATCTACGCTTTCAGAATGTCTAACATCTTCTTAGGTACTGACTTACTCGACGAAGAGAATAAATTCTGGATTCGCTGGAGCGAAGATGATGAAAACATCAAATTCACAGCCCGCATGAAAATCGGTGTTCAGTTCGCCTTTGTTGATGAGATTGTGAAGTTCGAAGCCTAATTTATAAGGGGGTGTAAAAACCCCCTTTCATTTATAAAAATTTAAAATTAATAGTCATGCCTTGTAGTTTGACGGCGGGATATACATTAGACTGTAAAGACTCCTCGGGCGGTATAGTAGAAGTTTATTTTATCGAGAAAGGTAATGTAACCTCTATTGTTGATGCCAGTGGGGTTGTAACAGGAATTACAAAAGCAGCCGGAAAAAGATTTTGGAAATACGAATTACCAAAAGAAACTGGTTCGCTTACTGAAACTTTGACCGGGAACGTACAAAACGGAACGGTATTTTACGCTTCCGAGGTTAAAGTAGTAGTTAATAAGTTACTCGTTGCAGTCCGCAATGAAATCAAATTGTTAGCTCAAAATACCCTTATCGCCGTTGCTAAAGATAACAATGGCAAATATTGGTTAGTGGGTAGAAGAAACGGAATTGATTTGACAACCGGAACTATGGGCACGGGAACTGCATTCGGAGACCGTAGTGGATTCGATTTGACTTTTGCAGGTAGCGAACCCGAACCAATGGTTGAAGTTAATAGCAGCGTTGCCTCAGCCCTTGAAACTGCTGGATAGTTTAAGTTTTGTTTGTTTGGTTTAAATGTGTGCCCTGCCCTTATTCTTTTGGGCGGGGTTTTTGTTTATCGGTATTTATAAATAGATATGTTTAAATTTGTAAAAGGAACGACGGCGACAATTATCTGCACTCTCAAAGAAAAGCAGACTATTGAAAGCCCTTATTATTTATTTGTTTTTACGAACAGGGGAACGAATGATATTGTTACTTTTATCAAAGGGTATTTACTTGATGTATCGACGAATAAAGAAAGGTGGAATGAATTTACCATCCCGGTAAATACTCATTTCGGGAACTATAAAGAAGGGTGGTGGCGTTATGATATTTATGAGCAAACAAGCTCTACGAATGTAAACCCGGCGGGGTTGGCATTACTTGAAAGCGGATTGATGTTTTTAGATGACAATACGAACATAAGCTACACGCAATATTCACAGGACGTTAAATTTAAAATGTACGATGCATCCTAATATAAGTTTTATAAAGTTCGCAGATGTTAAGCTGCCTGAAATGGTTGAACTACCCGGCAAAGGTTACGTGCAATTTGGGGAGGACAATCTTTACCCTAATATGCTTTTGGAAAAGCTGAATAAAAGCAGTAAGCATAACGGTATTGTGTTGGGTAAGGTTAATTACATAATTGGCAATGGCATATCGTATAAAGACAATAGCGGGCAGGAGTTGGTACCAAATAAGAACGAAACGATAAATGATTTACTCAAAAAGGTTTCAACAGATATTGAGATTTTTGGCGGTGTGTATCTTGAGCTGCATTATAACGCTCTCGGCAATGTTGGCGCGGTTTATCATATTCCTTACCACAAGGTGCGCACGAATAAGGA